TTTCTATTGTGTCTGCTGTTTCTTCAATGCTGAAAGATCGAACCTCACCGACTGCCGCCGCTGTTCCGCCGGAAACGTCTACCTTTACAACACCGCTATTACCTGTAGTTACTGCCATTTTGAATACCTCATAAAGTTAAAGTGTACCGCGCTGATACCTATACAGTACACGCAGTGTAATAATTACGCCCCCAACTGGAGCAATAGAACCCTCATCTGTTTCAATGCTAACAACCTGCGTATCTAAAGCGTAGCCGCCTCGCGTTCTGTCAACATCCAAACCCTCTTCAACAGCCTCAATGATAGCATTTCTAGCTGTGTCGATAGCTTTACTTTTCACAAAGCAAACTAACTCATAATTTATTGTACCCATGCGACTAGACATTGAGCCACCGAGGGTATCGTCTTCTCTGTCTTCACCTGCACTGCGAACTAGTATAGCAGGAAACTGCGCGTTCGATAGCTTCTCAAATTCAAACGGCTCTCTGGTTACGTATTTAACGTCTAAGGGCGAAGTGATCGCACTAAGGGTATCCGTTATGTTTGCCGCTATGTCTTCTCTAATGCTCATTTAATGTACCTGAAAAACACCTTAGCAAGCTGTCTCTCTTCTTTTCTGTTAAATCCAAAGAAAGGTCTTTTCTTGTCATTCATTGCCGCCTTCTTCGCTTCTTCTGCTCTAGTGAAAAAGATGGTAGCTTTCTTATCTGTAGCCTTACTAGTCATAGAGCCTAACATTCGCCCTGTGAACTGTAGGTCTACATTCTTGCCGCGACCTTTCTTGCGTCTAAACGCTTTGTACTTTTCAGTATAAGGCTTGAACCTACCGCCTTTGTAGCCAACACCATCTTCAGTTCTTGCCTCAATGATGTTTATGCCCTCTTGGGCTGTTATAGATAACGCTCGCTTAAGGCTTTGCTTTACGTCTTTGCCTTTCTGCTTTAATGCCTTTTCTACCTTATTGACATTAGTCTTTATATTGACCTGCATTATCTGCTTAATCTACCGCTATGGATAGACTTCTTCTCGTCTTCTGTTACGACACTATCGTTATCAGCATCGTATTCAATGCCATCTCTTAGAATACTATCTAACTCTTCGCCATAACGCGACTTGTAGAAAGTAATCATGCTCTGGAATCTATCGCCATCAACCCAGTTAGTTAACTGAGGCAATGCGTACTTCCACAACACCAAGTAAGATGCACATCTTGTAAACTGTGAGTCTGTCAGGTACGCGCTGTTTAGCTCGCCTGATAAACCTTTCTTATCCCACCAACCTATTCTCAGTTCGCGGATAATATCGTTCTGTGCCTTTGCGTGTTCATCGCTGAATGTATCAATGCCTAGCTGTAGAATGTCAGGCACTAGGTTTTGTAAATCTGAATCTGTAGAAAATGCCATTACCATTTCACCCTATCCGACCAATAAGCCCCAGACATTTTGCCTTTGGCTATGTTCTTTGCATGGCGCGCTTTAAATGCTTTGCGCTTTGCTTTATCTGCCGCTGATTCATTCTTTCTAGGTGGCTTGTTATCTGCCCCCTGCTGTCCGAATCTAATCAGCTTAATCTTATCTCCTTCTTTGGCTAATACAGCGTGAGACTTAGTCGAATGACCAGATGTTCTTTTGGGCTTATTATAGCCGCTGAACCTTTCGCCTCTATATGTAATCGCCATATTAACCTCAGAAAAAGAATAGCCCCCACCTAAGTAGGGGCATTCAGTCTTAAAGAGCCGCGTCAGCAGTGATTTTAACACCATAGCTGTCGTCTAACTCAGCAACACCATAAACAGCAGTAGCAACTAACTCAGTGCCTCTGCGTGTAGCGTTACGCTGTGTCTCTAGGTTGAACTCAGTCTTCATAGCAATAGCAAGTGCTTCTGGAGCAAATACTGCCGCAACTGCATCATCGTTAGCGTCAATAGAAACATTAGCTGACTCATATACATCGATACCTGCGATTGAACCAACATAGCCATTACGCATAGCTTCGTTCTGTAGGTCTCCGCCATTTGGGTTAGCAAATGTGTTAGTTAGACCTGCTTTCAACTGATACGCTTGGAATGGGTGAACAACTGCCGCCATTGAACCAGTCACTTTGTTAGCTCGTAGGGTAGCCGCCGCTTTGAATAGATCAGCAACAGTAATCTCTGCCGCCGCCGCACCTAAAGCATTAGAGAAGCCAGAGAACAAAGTGATAAGATCAGAATCAATCTTAGTAGCGATAGCATTACCAAGAACAGTACCAAGCTCATCAGCAGGGTTACCTGCGCCCATAGCCGCAAGATCAGTCAAAAGAACGCTGTTACCTACTTCTGAACAGGTTACAGTTACAGATGAAGTTGATACGTCAGTATCATCAGGAGCAGTACCTTCATCCAAAGCCGCCGCAGTGATCGCGGGGTATTTAGGAATCTGTACAGTTTTACCTGCCTGACCTGCAATGTTGTACTGAGTTACAAGACCTAGCATTAGGCTTTGCTCTTCGGCAGTGAAACGGGCTTGCGCCACAATGTTTACAAATAGATCGTCTAAAGTTGTTGAATTAGTACCTGATATAGCCATTTTAAAACCTCAATAAATAGAAAGAAAAATAATTTAGCCTTTCCTCTTCATAGCGGCATAGGCTTCTTTGCCACCGCTATTCCAATTCTCGACCATCCAATCCACCGATTGAGGCTTCGGAGTAGAGCCACCTGTATTACCCATGCTTCCTGCACCGCCACCTGAGGCGCGCACAAAGTGTGGGTTAACAGTTAAAAATTCTGTAACCATCTCATCGACAGATAACAGATCACCTTTGTCATTATATCTAGGTGTTCCGTTATTATCTACAATCTCGACTACCCCATCTTCATTTAGTCGAGTGCTACCTTTAAGAAGCGCGGTTACTTGTGCTGTATCAACTGCGTTATTCCGACTAGCCGCACTGGTTAACTGTCCATCAATTAACGTCTCTTGCAATCTAGTTTTGTAACTGTTGATAACTGCATCTTTCTTTTCGACAGTATTCTTCAAGATAGAATCAAACTCTCCGCGCTGTTTCTGTTGCTCAATCTCAGCCTGTTCCTTTTGAGTAAGTAGCTCTTTAGCTTCATCTAAGTTGATGCCACCTAGCTTCTTATCAAACTTGCGCTGTTCTCTAGCAATCCGATCAGCTACGATTCGGTCTAGTTCTTCTTGTGAAAATGTCTTTGCCTGAGTTTCTACTGCCGCTGTTTCAGTCTCAGCTTCTTCTATGGTTTCCATGATTGTATCGCTCATGTTACGAACCTCACTAGGAGTAGTTGGTGAATCGTTAGTTTAACACAAGTTATTTCTTTGTCTTGCGTTTCTTTTTCTTAGGTCTTCCGACCTTGCTTCCGTATGTTCCTGCGCCTTTTGGCATCGCCTATACCTCTTAATCAAATACTGGTCTGAATCTATGGGTGCAGTTGTAACCGCCTGCGCTCACAAAAGCATTGCTACTGCTCTTGCCTTGCCACTCGCCCTGCCATATCTCATTGATCTCATCTATCGTGTAGACCTTATCTTTATGCTTTATACAGTGCGGTCTGCTCGTTTCCTTTAGACTGCCTGTGTACTTGAATCTAGTAGCACCTGAGTCGAGAGCTATCTTAGTGTTTACTGTGCGATCGAACTGGGTCAAAGCATCATGCACTTGCTGTCCTGCATATCTAGCCATATCCTTTCCGACCACCTCTTTAACTGCGGCAACACTAGCGGCAAACGTAGTGCCTGTTAGAGTGCTTTCATAAACCTGCTTGGCAATTACGTCAAGATACTCTGTGCCTATATCCTCAAAGCCCTGAAAGGTTAACTGTTGTAACTGGCTTACTACACCCTGATCTAGCTCTACTATGTCGCCATACTGTCTGAGCATATCAGTAGCACCTACTGCCACCTCGTCATACTCACGAATAATACCATCAACAGTCGCTAGGTATTCTTCACTAATCAACTGTCTTAGCTCGGTGCGCGCATTAGTAGCCCACTCTAAATCAAATAGCTGTCCATCCCTTAGCGGTGCAGTAGCCATTAGATCGCTTACACGCTCTTCTAAGACGACTAAGGCAGAAGCTAAACGCTCTTCATGCCTGTCTGCTAATCGGTCTAAGGCGTTAAAATGATCGGTATCTGCCGCCATTAGAATTGCTCTGAACTACCGCCATCTTCACGAGGCTCAATAAGCACATCGCCACCTGCCACATCTTCAAGACCAATCTTCTCTCTAACCTCGTTAGGAGTAACAACACCTGCATCAATGTGGTAGCTGTAGATCTGGGTCTTCTCTGAGAAGTCACCAACAGTCTGTGTGCTAGTCTCAATCTCGTTATGCGACTTAGCAAGCATATCGTCATCAAGCACTAGATCAGCAATCTTCTTGTCGATCTCTTGGGCTAGGGTCACTGACTTAACGCCTGTGGCTCTCATCTGCTGTAGGAATATTAACTCTTTGTCGTAGTCTCTTAGGTCGAACGCATCAGGATAGAACACTTCTACGTCATTGGTTACTTGTTGCCACTGGCAGAACAGGTCAAATATCTGCTCTTCTGCTAGTTCTAA